CTTAACATCGTCTTCTTCATCATATAAAAATGAAATATCTAACTTTAATGATTCAACAGCATTTCGTACAATTGAATATTTTCGTACTGTATCTCTATAGAAGCCAGCATTTAATAATTTATCGGCTGATTCTGTAATAGCCTTATCTATGTAATTCCAACCGTCATTATTTTTCCATACTGTTATTGCACTGGGAAATTGAGCAATTTCATTTTCAATTTCTATTGGAGAAATTTTCTGAATGTTACCTTTCTTTGCAATGTTGACTATTGCTCCCCAAATGGTTTTATGAAATGTTTCTGAATAATCATACGCATTTGTTTCATACTTTTCATCAAATACCATTTTGGGATTATTACAATAGCAACCTAAAAGAAGAAACATATTTCTCTTATCTACAAGTCCTTTAACGTCCATATTTAAGTATCACTTCCTTTCACCAATTTATCTAAATCTATAAGATAATTATTGCTTTTTGATTTAGTCTTCAATTTCACAATTCGTTCCTTCTCTTTATAATTCATTGCTTTTTCGCTTAAAAGTTGTTGCTCCAAAAAATATTTATTGGCGTTTTGATACTCGTTTTTTACTTGATAAATACCATATTTGATATTAAATTTATCTCCAAGAATATTTTTTACATACCATAGCGTGTATCCAATTGCGGAGTAGCTAAGATCATAATCCTTTTTATATTTCTTAATTTGTGCAATTATAATTCCCGGAGGTTCATCACAATCAAAATATTCACAAATCATACTGATGAGTATTTTATAATCCTCACTTTCAGATGTTATTAATTTATAACATTGCTCACAATACGATTTATTACTATGTTTAAAAACTTCTTGTCCTTTGATTTCTTTCCCACAAGTTTTACAATGTGATGGTCTACTTATATTATCACCGCCTTGAAATAGACAAAATAGACGGTAGACTTTCCACCTACCGTCCTTTTGTCTATTTATTTAATTATATTTAAATTCCCTTGGATTCCTTAAGATCTTCAAGCTTCATAACCACTACCTGTGCAAGGTCAATCTGGGTAGGAAGAATATCATCAAACATTTTAGCAGAACCATCCTCATTCTGACCAATAGTAGTCTTAAGGATATTCATTGCTTCATTGAGATATCCATTTTCAGCAAGAATTGAACCAAGTTCCATACCTCTTGCCTTTATGTCATCAAAGGAAACCTCATTCTTAATTTCTTCAAGAGCAGGATCTGTTACAAGTTCATTCTTATCATACTTGGTATTGAACAGTTTTTCAAGGTTGCCCTTGATTTCAGAAACATACATCTTATCGGGAAGCCCCCAAGTATCCTTGAGTTCAATATATTCTGGAGTTTTCTTAAATGTAATAAGCCTATCCGCATTTACATTACCCTTTGCCTTGGGGTCAATAGAAACCATACCAACAAGAAAAGCATCATGGAAAATCTGATTCTTTGTAGCTTCATTCAGCTTACACTTATATGTAATTGCTCCAGTCTTAAAATCAACAGTCTTATACGACTGAACAGCAAAATGAACCGGAAGTCCAAGATTTCTGATTTCACCTACAATTCCCATTACACCAGCAAGATACTTCTTACCACGGGAAAAACCAATATCCTCAATTATTTCCGTTTCCTTGTTTGAAGCGATATATCGGCTCGCCATTTCCTCAAACTTATCAGCAGTATCAAATACTACACAAGAAAAACGTTCTCTTGTCTTAGGGTTTTTGAGCTGTGCTGCCACAGAGAGTACATCTGGGATAGAATGTACTCTGACTGCCATTATGTTTTGAATAGTCTTATATCTATCCTCAAACATTACAAATAGAGGGACTTTACCAGCCGGAGCAACAGAACGAAGAAAACGATTAAGAGAATCAGTCTTACCGTCACCAGTTTCGCCCATAAACACAACAGGATATCCACTAAAATCAGTACTAATCTTGTTTTCTTCAAGTGTCATAAGATTAATCATATGTTATTAGTCCTTTCAATATTATAAATTATATTATTTAGAAAATGTCAGATGTATATTACTTTGCAAAAGGATTCTTGGTCTTGGAAGCAAACGGATTAGACGATGTGGTCGCAGACGTTTCAGTAGATGTAGACGATGTAACAGATGAATTACTCTTCTTGCCGTTCTTTACTTCTGCAAGAGTAGCGTTTCTTCTTGAAATAAGCTGAGAACAAATTTCATCTGTAAGTCCCACCGAATAAATATCTTCAGGAATAGAACCACTCGTGATTTCATTTCTTCTGACTGTGTTAGTAAACGTCTTTACTATATCATTACCAAACACCTGCTTTTCAGTCTTTATTGTAGTTTCGGTCTTATTGATTACATTTCCACAAACCTTTGTGAACATTCCCTCTGAATATGTGCTTCTAAACACATCTGCTAAATCGGCTGAAACTGTCATTCTAAGGGGGAACATATCCTTAACCTCATATGTAGCATCCTTATCACTACCAGTCTTAATCTGATTAATTACATTCATAGTAACAATCAGATTTCCGGTCGGCTCGTCCTTAATTAATTCATCCTTAATAGAAGCAATTACACCTGCTACTTCAAAATTAGCTGTAGGAGCAGATGCTTCAAACTTTTCCTTAGTAATTCTATTGATAAAATTAGAAGAAATCGTGTTGATAGTTACAATTTCATTCGTATTCTTAGAAACATAATCATTCACACCAAATGAAGCTGATGTAATTTCTACATAATCGGGATTATCAGGATATTCCTCAAGAGTCTTGAACTCATTCATTACAGTGACAAGCGACTTATAAATCTTGTTTTCCTCTGATGTAAACTGACCATTTGCGTCCTTCTTATATTTATTAGCAAAGAACTTAACAGCGTGTTCTCCCTCATCCGCAGTTCTAATGATTACCTCGCCACGAATACACTCAACACCCTCGCCATATGTAGTTTCTTCGAGAGTGTGCTTCATTAGAATGCCAGCCATTGTTACATTGTTCTCAAACTTCTTCATACTCATAAATTACATTATTCCTTTCAAAAATATTTATTCTTTTTCTGTTTTTAGTTTTTAATCATACATTGTATTAATCCCGTAATCAGCAGCGCACATCTGCTCTATCCTACAACCTCCTGCTGTATCCCAGCCGTCACAGAAATAAACAACATCTGCCGTAGCCAAGAGCGTGATGCTTTCGCCAAGATACCAGAGTGGGGAAGTGTCTGTTGGAACGTCCTTAAAGAACGAATCAATTACTTCGACATCATCTCCAAGTATCTTCTTTGCTCGACTGATAGCATAATTTCTTTCATCAAGTATCTGTTCATCAGCCTTTCCTCTCATTGGCTGAGAAATAAATAATCTCATTGCCATTTGTGCGCGAAATCCTCCTTTTCTACGAAAAACATTTAACTCATGCATCAACAAATGGCTCTATTAAGCCATTTGTTGAACCAATTTTTACAATAAAATCCAAATTTCATCGTAAATTGAATTTTTCGTTATTTTTGACCTTTATCATGTACTTTTTATGTAAATGCCAAGTGGTTATTGCAATTTATACAACAACCACTCAACAGGGAATAGGGTAAAATCTATATAAACAGCGTTTACTGCTGATTGCTTATATGTTCATTGTAATTTTACTAAAGTTATATTTTTCACAACTGATTGATTACATTCTTGACTTCTTCAAGAATTTCTTCGGTTGTCCATTTCTTATCACATCGAAATATTCTGTCGGCTTTAGCAGGGTCAATATCATAAGCATGATAATCATTATAATGGTTATAATCTCAGCCAATCCAATAACCATCTCTATGATGCTTATGTTCCAAAGGGAAGAGACCGTCTTCACCTGATGAATAAGTTATGCCACCATGACACTCAATAGGGAAATCATCAAACTTATAAACATCCCTGCCATAAAATTTATGCTCCTTTGGCAATTCAATATAAGCACAAGGATGTGTACCATAGGATACAATTATATAATGATAACTATTATATCTACTCTCATCAAGTATTTGACAAGAATCATATAGAGTTTCCAATTCTCTTAAAGGACGATATATCATTTCTTTCATTGTAATATTCCTTTCTGCTAAATATTTTAGCGAATATTAGTGTGTTTTATGTAAGTGTCTGTGCGCCATTCTGGAAAATATCAATTATCTTTGCAATAATATTATTTTTCCCTGCAACAGCATACACATTGCCAGTATAGCCTTTATTTGAGTTTATGTATTTGATAGTAAATTTTGCTCCGTTCTTATTCAAGGGAGAAACTTTTAAAGTGGCAGATATATTAGGATTAAATGCTTTATGTATTTCTGCTACATACCCTTGAACTTGCCCACATAATTCTCGATTATTCATCATGTGCTTATCAGAGAAGTAGGAAGCCTCCATATCTGCTAAAGGTGGAATTGTAGTCAAGCTATAATAGAGCATTGAAAGTTCTTGAGAATTCATACTAAACCTCCTGTACCCTGGCTTTAAACAGATCAATATAATTATTGATGTTGTCCTCTGACTTTTTGCTGATGTCTCTTTCATCGTGAAGATAGAACCATAGCATGCTTTGGCTAATTCCGATGTTCTTACAGAAGATGGTTTTGTTCATCTCAGTAGTTTCTAAAAACTTAATAATACGATCTTTCGTGTTCCCCATAACATTTCCTTTCTGGTTAATAAGTAATATTTCTTAATAAGTTTATCTGAAAATTATTCCTTTGGCAATTTCAAGGTTTTTCTTCACAATGAAAAATTCAGACCAAAGGAATTTGGGCACCTGCTATTTGGTGGCACACATCAGATTCGAACTGATACTGCAACGATTTTAAGTCGTTTGTCTCTGCCTGTTGGACTAGTGTGCCATTTTTGTTTCCCTTAAACCTGACTAAAATCTAAGGGAAACAAAGGAGAAAATGAAATTTAATTATACCCTTTCGGGCTGGTGTCACAGATGAGATTTGAACTCACACGCATTTCTGCAACAGTTTTTGAGACTGTCTCGTATACCGATTCCGGCACTGTGACATATATAATCGCCATTATACTAGCCCTGAGGTTCATTCAGTGCCACATTACATACGCACAAACCTTTTACCAAGGATTTTATACTAGATAAACATTATTGATCATACTGAATACTCTTTGAACAAGATACTGTTTAACGACTATTCGTTATTATTTACTGATTAAGCGTTACTATTTTCATCAAATTAAATCTGAATAATTTTAAAATTTAAGATTTCAAGTCTTAAAAATAGTATTATAATCATCTTTAACATTTGACGATAATATGTAATTTTCTTTTCAGCATTTTCTATACTATTACTCTGTATAGGGGAGATGTAATCTTTAGAATTTTCAGTATAATGGCGATTTATTTTATTTTAAAAGACCTTCAAGCCTTAATACTCGATTTCGATGAGTGTATTTGCGTTTGAAACTGCAAGAACACTATCTACTTCCGAAGTAAACGCTGAAATCATTTCCTCAAGTTCCTTAATTTTATCAGAAAGTTTGAGAGGATCGACAATTTCAGTCTTGTGGCTGTCGTAATAAGACTTGCGAAGATTTTCCATTTCCTTTAACGCTTCTGCTGTCAGGGTGGTCTTATCAGAATTAGTACCATTCTTAGCGTAATCGGTAGCAGCCAAATCAGCTTTTGCATTTTCAGTTTCCATCTTGTTTACTGCATTTGCATACTGGCTACGAAGATTTCTAAGCAAATCCTTATAGTAATCCATTCCCCAGTTTTTCATTTCAATGGCTTCAGCAACGACATAATCCTTACCGTTGATTGTAACTGAAGTAGAGGAATTAGACTTGCTTACTGCTCTCTTGATAGCATTTCTGCGATTGATAAGTGTATTGACACTATCATAATCACTCTGAACATTAGTCTTAAACTCATCAACAGTCTTTCCGAGAATCGTCTTACTGCCAGACTTCATTGTTCCACAAAAAGTGCAATTAGAAATCTTGTCTGAAATTCTATCATTGAGAATTTTCAGTTCTGACAGCGCCTTATGTAAATTCATTGTTTCCTTAATCATATAACTGCCTTTCTACTATGTAATAATTATTGTGTCCTTTGTTCCAATCAGCTATCTGTGTTTTACTTCACATCAGATATTCCCAGCAAACACCACAAGGAGGTTTGAAACTTGTTTGCCACTTTCCTCGCCACTATCTCCCGACAGGAGCGAGGTTTACACCATAAACACTAAACAGAAAGGAGTGCGCTAACTAGCACTTATGGAATGGTTATTGGTTGGGATGACTGGATTCGAACCAGTGAAATGAGGGAGTCAAAGTCCCTTGCCTTACCGCTTGGCGACGTCCCAATAGTTGTGGTATTGGTATTTCCCAATAGCAATACCACGATTAGTTCTT